TGGACCATACGCTTTATAAGACGTATGGCCACGGCTCTGCTCAATGGGCAGGACCGATACGTTCTCGATTTAAAAGCATGCCTGGAGAAACTCCGGGTTTGCTGGATATCGGGAACTTTACCTAACAGGTCACTGTTAGGGAAACTTTATCCGAGAGATCGGATAAATTACGCCTTAAGAAAATTTAAGGCCGATAGGGGTCTGCTTTACGCAGCCTCCGGTATGAAACGGGGTCTCCCGTTCCGTCGCAGTGGCCTTGCCGCTGCGCTTCGTGATCATGAATCCATGGTCACCTCGCGGGTAGATATTCTACCCCAATCAACCTTCGATGCGTTCGAGGGTTGGCTATCCTCTGATTATTTCAGGGGTTTAAAGGCTGAGGGTCAACCTCAGCTTATCTCTACGGGCTCTTGTATCGAGGCCTCCGTCCGAAAGGGCGGCAGGCTTGGGTACTTACGCTCGAAGAGAATACTGGACACTGTGAATGTCCAGGCAAGGCGTCGCGTTGCGGCGCTTATCCCTGGCGAAACTCGCCAGGAATTCGGTAGCAGACAAATTGCTGCTATCAAAAAGGCGGTAGTTGCAAAACTAAAGCCTCCGTCTCCGTGTATCACGGAGCCAATAGTCGTACATGAGTACGGCTGCAAGCTTCGGGTAGTTACCCGGGCTAATGCTGCGTATAATATTTACGCGCATAAAGAAAGGGACCGGTTATACGGTCTCTTATACGACATACCTGAATGTGCCGATTCGGTACGGGGAGAGGAAAACCCTATCCCTGTGACCGTCACGGACGATAGGTATGTCTTTTCCTGTGACCTTTCTAAGGCCACAGATACTATCTCACACCATGTTGTGGGACAGATGGTCCGAATTCTCGGACTGAAGCATAATCTTATTATGGATCATGCTTTACCCAACGGTAAACGTTGGACACGGGGACTACCCATGGGTTGTCCCCCATCTTGGGCAATTTTATCATTGCTCAATTATTACCTCGGTATAACCGCGGTAAAAGGGAGACGACATTCGTCTCCTTTTCGTGTGAAGGGTGACGATTTGATCGCGTACTGGAAACAGTCCGAGATCAACCGTTATAAGTCCCTTTGCACTCAGTTTGGCTTTATAGTCAAACATAAGTCCTCGTATGTTTCGAGGACTAGAGGGTTGTATTGTGAACAGCCCTACGAGGTTGTGGATGGTTATCTGCAACCCTTGAAGGGGTATTTCTCCTTCAAGACGTTCGTGTCTAATCCGACACGGACTAACATCGGCGAAGTCGCCGAGATCCAGCAAGCCAAGGCTTGTTGGGAACTCTTGGAAAAAGATGTTCCGAGAGATCTGGTCTGTGATTTACAGGCCATATTCTTTGCGAATACCTTCGCAAAGGCATGGAGTCGAGGAATCGACCCCTTTGTGCCCCTTTTATTCGGCGGCCTGGGCTTTGTACCCAGGTCTCCTACAAAGAGGCCTAGGCTGCGCCACCAAAGAGTGGCGCAGTACGTCCATAATCATCCTATGGACGATCGGCTGAAGTTGATTCTTCAGTCCTCGCACAAGGGTTCCTTGGGCCGTATGATCGCTGATACGATCATTACTCCACCGGTAACGGTGGAAGGGGCAACAGATTTTATCTGTTGCACGGATACCTTGACGCCTGTCCTTATGGACCAGGTAGCACACCAATGGTGCTGCCGCCTAATCTACAAGGAGGTAAGGCTAAACAGGTACCTTCATACAATCTCCCGTCGTAACAGGAGGTTGGAGAAAGTCGTTAAAAACGGCTTCTTATTTCGGCGTAATTACGCTGAAATGTATAAGCTGGAAAAATCAATCCAGCCTATTAAGGTAGCGCATGATGCGTTATCTATACGCCTCGGTCCTATGAATACCGAGGAGTTACAGGCCATAGACGTTAGTCCATGGCTTACAGCGTGGAATAAATCCGCGTTGTCTACACCCGGAGGTCAATCCTCTGGGTATGGCCTCGGACGTCCGTCCGATGCCGATATCCGCCGGCAAGTGCAGGCGGAGGCATTCCAGTTTATGACTGGAATGGATATACCCCCAGATTTTTCTGAGGATTAAGTCTACGGTTTACCGTAGGC